AGATTGACGACGACGGCCGGTTCGTCTACGACCAGGTGGTCCTCACCGTCCCCCGCCAGTCGGGCAAGACGACGCTTCTCCTGGCGCTGATGACGTGGCGGCTGATCGGTACGGCCGAGCGGCAGCACGTCACCTACGCCGCACAGTCCGGGGTCGCTGCGCGGGACAAGTTGTTCGACGACTACTGGCCCGCCCTGTCTGACTCCCCGCTGTCGCGGCTGTTCACCGCGCGCAAGACGTCGGGACACGAGGCGATCATGTCGGCCACGGGTTCCCGCTTGACGATCACCGCGGCGACGGAGAAGGCCGGCCACGGTGGCTCGCTGGACTGTCCGGTGATTGACGAGGCGTTCGCCTACACCGACGCCCGACTCGAGCAGGCGCTGCTCCCCGCGATGCGCGCCCGCCGCCGATTCCTTCCTGGCCCGCAGCTGTGGGTCGTTTCCACCGCGGGCAACGCCGCCTCCACCTACCTCAAGGGCAAGGTGGACGCCGGCCGCGCAGCCGTGGAGGCGGGCAAGACGTCCGGGACCGCGTACTTCGAGTGGTCCGCGGATCTTGACGCCGACCCTGCCGACCCTGCGACGTGGTGGTCGTGCATCCCATCTATGGGCTACACGGTGGACGAGGCCGCGATCCGCGCCGAGTTCGAGACTTACGTCGATGAGAACGAGTGGCGCCGCGCTGGCCTGAACCAATGGCAGCGGTCGATGGCCGACCCGGTGGTGGATCCGGGCGTGTGGTACTCCCTGTCCGACCCCGAGTCGCAGATCACCGGCACGCCGACCTTCTCCTACGACGTGGCCCCTGACCGGGCGACGGCGGCTATCTCGGTGTCAGGGCGGCGCGAGGACGGGCTGTCGCACATCGAGGTCGTGGCGCACAACTCGGGCACCGGGTGGGTCGTGGACCGCCTGGAGGAACTGACTCAGCGCCACGGTGGGGATGTCGTGATCGACCCGGGCGCACCGGGCGGATCGCTCCTGCCGGAGATTGAGCGGCGGGGGATCCCTCACCGCCTGATGCGGACCCGCGACGTCGTGGCCGGCTGTGGGCAGTTCTACGACGGGTCGATGAACGACGCGATCCGCCACCTGGGGCAGCAATCCCTGAACGACGCCCTGTCGGGTGCGCGCAAGCGTGAGCTGAACGGCGGGGGTTGGGCCTGGTCCCGCACTTCCGTCGAGGTCGACATCACCCCCCTGGTGGCCGCGACGAACGCCCTATGGGGCGCGGGGACCACCGAGCCCGAGCCCGAAATCTTCGCCTACTAGGAGGACCGATGCGCGTGGTGACCACCGTTGCCGACCTCCTGGGGGCGGCCCTGATCGTGGCAGGAGTGGCGATGTTGTCGGTTCCCGTCGCCCTGCTGGTGGCCGGAGGGTTCATCCTGGCCGCCTCTAGGCAGGTCGCCCGATGAGTCTGTTCTTCCGCGAGAAGCGCGAAGCGAACCTGCCGGTCCTGCTGGAGTCGGTGGGCCGCCGCGGCCGGTCAAACTCTGGCGCGGTCGTCACCGACACGACGGCAATGACCCTGCCCGTCGTTTACGCCTGCGTGTCGCTGGTGTCGTCGGTCATCTCGTCCCTGCCGGTTGACGCGGTGCGTCGCCAGGGTGGGGTGCGGGTTCCGGTGGAGCCGTCGCCGGCGTTCCTGCGGGAGCCCGCGTCGGGGATGTCGTGGTCACAGTGGATGGGCCAGATGGTCACGTCCTACGAGATGCGCGGATCAGCTCAAGGCCTCGTCGTGGGAACGACGGGCATGGGGCGGATCGCCACGCAGGTCGAACCGCTCCACCCCGATCAGGTGTCCTGGCGAGTCGTTGACGACCGCTGGGTGCCGTTCGTGGACGGCAAGCGGGAGGACGTCTGGCCTCGGGGCCGCCTGTGGTGGGTGCCTGACATGACGTTCCCCGGCTCCCCCATTCCCATCTCGCGCATCGGCGCGGCGCGTAACGCCATCGGGCATGGCTTGGCCGCACAGGACTACGGCGCGTCGTTCTACGAGAACGGCGGTCACCCGTCCGCGATCCTGTCGGTGGCGAACGACCCCGGCCCGGACAAGGCGCGCACGATCAAGGATTCGTTCAACGCCGCCCGCCGCTCCGGTGAGCCGTCGGTCCTGCCGTCCTCCATCACCTACACCCCGATCCAGGTCACGCCGGAGGACGCGGAGTTCCTGGACGCGCAGCGGTTCTCGGTGGAGCAGATCGCCCGGTTCTTCCGCGTGCCCCCCGAGATGGTCGGGGCGGCTGCGTCGGGGCAGGCCGTGACCTACGCCAACGTGGAGCAGCGTGGCATCGACTTCCTCACCTACTCCATCGGCCCCCGCCTGGTGCGGTTCGAGGAAGCCCTGTCGTCCCTGCTGGCCTCGCCGCAGGTCGTGAAGTTCAACACCGCCGCCCTGCTGCGTACCGACCTCGCCTCGCGCTACGCGGCGCACGCGGTCGGCATTACCAACGGATTCCTCACGGTCGATGAGGTTAGGGAACTGGAAGATCGGCCCCCGATTACACCCACGGAGGAAGTGTGACCACCATCCCTAACGGGCTACCCGCTGAGGTGGTCGCCCGACTGTCCGAGGTTGACCTGTCGCCCGGCATCCGAACGGTTCGCGGTAAGCCCGCCGAGGCCCGCGCCCGCTTCCAGGGTGTCGAAATCCGCGAGGACGACAACGGCCTTCACGTCGCCGGCTACGCGACGACGTTCAACACCGACTACGACCTGTACGGCGGGCCTTCCGCGCTGGGCTGGACCGAGCGCATCGCCTCTGGTGCGTTCACTAAGGCCCTGGCCGAGAACGACGACGTGCGCTTCCTGGTGAACCACGAGGGTCTTCCGATGGCCCGCACGAAGTCGCAGACCCTCCGGCTGGAGCAGGACGAACTCGGGCTCCGCATGGAGGCCGACCTGGACCCCGCCAATCCGACCGTCGTGGAGCTGGTTTCCGCGCTGCGTCGTGGCGACGTGGACCAGATGTCGTTCGCCTTCCAGGTGGTGCGCCAGGAGTGGAACGACGACTACACCGACCGCACCATCACCGAGGTTCGCCTGTTCGACGTCGCTGCGGTGACGTACCCGGCGAACCCCGCCACGATCATCGGCGTTCGCGCCGACGTCCCCACGCAGGACACCCCTGCGGTCGAGGACACCGAGCCGCGCGGCTACCCGCTGACGCTGGCAATCGCAGAGGCGCAGGCCCTCTCACTCTGACCTGCACCCGGCCCACGCCGGACGGCACGCCGCACCCCACGCCGGACCCTTCGGGGCACCACCTGGGGCGCACCTGACGTCCACCTGAGCCATGTCCCCCATCTGACATGACACAGGAAAGGACTTCATCGTGAAGTTCATTGACGTTCTCAAGCGCCAGCTTGAGGAGAAGATCGCGGAGCGCGACGCGGCCAAGTCTGCGCTTGACGCTCTGCTGGAGGTTCCGACCTCCGAGGCCCGTGACCTCAACGCCGACGAGGCTGCCGCGTTCGAGTCCCGCAAGGGCGAGATCGCTGCCGCCAAGGCCGACATCACCGCCCTTGAGGCGCGCATCGCGGAACTGGCCGAGCTGGACGCCAAGGAGGCGCGTGCCACCGAGGCCAAGCCCGCCTACGACGCCGTGGTTCGTGTCGGCACCGAGGCCCGCACCTACAACCCCGACGCCGAGAAGCGTGGCGTGTCGTTCCTGCGCGACCTCGCTAACCAGTGGTCGGACCCGAACGCGGCCGGCCGCATCCAGCGCCACCTGACCGAGCAGGGCGTGGAGCAGCGCGACCTCGGCACCGGCGGTGTCGCTGGGCTCACCGTCCCGCAGTACCTCACCGACCTCGTGGCGCCGCTGCGTCGCGCGGGCCGTCCGTTCGCGGACATCTGCACCTCGCACGCGCTGCCCGCTGACGGCATGACGGTCAACATCTCGCGCATCACCACGGGATCGACCACCGCCGCACAGGCCTCGGAGAACACCAACGTCTCCGAGCAGGACATCGACGACACGCTGCTGACGATCAACGTCCGCACGATCGCCGGCCAGCAGGACGTGAGCCGTCAGGCTCTGGACCGCTCGTCGGGTGTGGAGCAGATCGTCCTGGCCGACCTCGTGGCCGCGTACAACACCACGCTGGACGCGCAGATCCTCAACGCGGACGGCACGTCGGGCACGCACCTGGGTCTGAAGAACACGTCCAGCATCGCCACCGCGACGCTGACCACGGGTTCCCCGACCGCGGCGCTGCTCTACCCGAAGCTGTTCGAGATCCAGTCGGCCGTTCAGTCCGGCTACTTCGGTGGCGTGTCGCACTTCGTCATGCACCCGCGTCGCTGGAACTGGCTCGCCTCGCAGGTCGGCACGTCGTTCCCGTTCCTCCAGATCAACGGCTCCGCGCCGCAGGTCGGCGGCTCGGTGGACTCGAACGGCTACGGCGGCGCTGTCGGCGTCATCGCGGGCGTTCCGGTCGTGCTGGACGCCAACGTGGAGACGAACATCGGCGCGGGCACGAACCAGGACACCATCTGGGCCGTGACCTCCTCCGAGCTCCACCTGTGGGAGGACACCACCGCCCCGCTGTTCATCCGTGCGGAGCAGACCACGGCGGGTTCGCTGTCGGTCAAGTTCGTCGTGTACGGCTACTCGGCCTTCTCGGCCGGCCGCCACCCCGGCGCTCACGGCTCCATCAACGGCACGGGCCTGGTGACCCCGACCTTCTGACCCTGACGGGTTCTCTCGCATCCCTCCCTTCGGGGAGGGGTGCGGGGGTGCCAGCCAAGGAGAGGTAATGACGCAGGACACCTACATCAAGGCGCTTCTCCGCGAGCGCGACGGCTACCTGTCCATCGGACGGGCTGACCGCGCCGCTGAGGTCGACGCGGAACTGGCGCGCAACGGCTACAAGCCTGAGCCCGCCGTGGAGCGCGCAACCAAGCGCGCCCCCCGCAAGGCCAAGTAAGCCTAGCCTCCCGCCCCCGCGTACAGGGGAAGGTGCCGGGGGCGGGATCTATTCGTGAACAGAGTCGAAGGAGGCCGTGGTGCCGACGTATCCCGGTGGTATTCCCGACCTCAAGACCAAGGCCGAGATCGACGCCTCGAACGGCGGCCAGGGCGGTCCGTCTGACGATCCGGTGTTCGGCGTCGCCGCACTTGCCGGCGCCGTCAACGGCGAGGTCGAGGCCATCGCTGCCGAACTCGGCACGAACCCCTCCGGCTCGGAGGCCACGGTCGCGGCGCGCCTTGACGCGCTGGACACGACGGTTGCCGGCAAGGCTGCGACGTCGCACGGCACGCACGTCCCGAACGGCGGCTCCACGGGGCAGGTTCTCAAGAAGGCGTCGAACGCCGACGGGGATGTGTCCTGGCAGGCTGACGCCACGGGCGGCGGCGGTGGGGCGCTTGACGACCTGACCGACGTCACGATCACGGGCGCCTCCACGGGCCAGGTGCTGAAGTTCAACGGCACCGCCTGGGTCAACGACACCGACGCCACGGGCGGCGGGGGAATCGCTGACGGGGACAAGGGCGACGTCACCGTTTCGGCTTCGGGTGCGACGTGGACCATCGACAACGGCGCGGTGACTGAGGCGAAGATCGCCACGGATGCGGTGACGGCGGACAAGATCGCCGCGAACGCGGTGGGCGCCTCGGAGCTGGCCGACAACGCCGTGGACACCGCCGCCATCGCTGACGATGCGGTGACCTACGCGAAGTTGCAGAACGTGTCGGCTACGTCTCGCGTCCTGGGCCGTGCGACGGCTGGCGCGGGGAACGCTGAGGAACTGACGGGCACGCAGGTCGCCGCGATCCTGCCGACCGTGGCTCAGGGGCAGGCGGGGCTCGTTCCGTCGATTGCTTCGACGCCTTCCGCGTCGCGGGTGCTTTCGGAGACGGGCTGGAAGGCCGAGGCGGGGGCCGCGTACTCGGGGTCTGAGACGTTCGGCGTGGCCGGGTCGGTGTCGGTTCGCACGGGCGCGATCCGCGTCTACAACGACTCGGGCCGCACCCGAACGATTGTGTCTGCGCGGGCTTCGGTCGGCACCGCCCCCACGGGCGCGTCGCTGATCGTGGACGTCCACAAGAACGGCACCACAATCTTCGGCACGCAGGCCAATCGCCCGACGATTGCGGTGTCCACGAACACGAACAAGTCCACGGGTCACACGGTGACGACGTGGGCCGATGGCGAGTATCTGACGGTCGACGTGGATCAGGTCGGTTCGACGGTGGCGGGTAGTGACCTCGCCGTGACCGTTGAGTGGTCCTGATGGCTGGCCCTTACCAGCGGCTCACTAACGGCCAGTCGGCCGATACGGGGGCGCAGGCCCTTCCGACGGTGATGAACGCCGTGCAGGAGGGGTTGGAGGATGCGGAGTCGGCAATCGCCGGCAAGGCCGCGACGGGTCACCTTCACTCCGGCGTGTACGACCCTGCCGGGTCTGCGGCTTCGGCGCAGGCTGCGGCGGTGCAGCGAGCGAACCACACGGGCACGCAGACCGCCTCCACGATCAGCGACTTCCACACGGCGGTCCGCACGAACCGCCTGGATCAGATGGCAACCCCGACCGCTGCGGTGGCGATGGGTTCGCAGAAGATCACGGGCCTCGGCACGCCGACCGCTTCAACGGATGCGGCGACGAAGGCCTACGCCGACTCTGTGGCCTCGGCCGGCGTCGGCGTCGTGGACGTCCTGGCGAACGGCATCGTTGCGGACACGCGGTTCTTCACCGTCTCCACGACGGCAGGCAACGCGACGGTCACGGCGACGGCTTCGGTTCACGCCCCCCTTGGCGCCAATGTGTTTTCCGCCTCGGATGTGGGGAAGGCGATCCACCTGTACGGCGCGTCCGGCTCGGGGTGGCTGCGGACCACGGTGGCGTCGTATGTGTCCCCGACTCAGGTCACGGTCGCTTCGACCCCTTCGGCCACGACCACGGGGCGGGGGGCGTTCGTCGGGACCGATAACACGTCGGCCCTGTCGTCGGTGTGTTCGGCGCTGACGGACACGCAGACGCTCTACTTCCCGGCGTCGGAGTTCTTCTACCTGTCGTCGGGGGGGCACACGGTCGGCACCGCCCACAATGTCGTGGCGGGCGCTGGCCGGCACGCAACGCGCATCGTCACGACGTCGGACACGGCCAACGTGTTCACGTTCAACCGGACGGCGACGACATGGCGCCCGCAGTTCGCGGAGGTCCGGGACCTGTCGATCCTCCACGGCACGGCCCTGGCGAACGACCTTGACCCCGGGTCGGTGACGTGGCCCACGGCTGGCTCGGCGCTGCGGTTCACGTCCACCTACTACTCGGGCAGCCGGGTCCGCAACGTCCACATCTGCGGGTTCTATGTCGGGGTCGATGTGGACTCCGGCCAGGTCCAGGTGGACGACTCGATCATTCAGTCGTGCGCCTTCGCGGGGTGCCGCTTCAACAACTCTGCCGACCCCGACTACGGCATGTTCTCGGTGCGGGGCTGTCATTTCGCCTGGTCCGATGGGGCTGTTGAGACGGGCGCCCGTGCGGTTCAATGGATTCAGGGCGGCGGCCTCGGCGTCACCGATTGCCGGTTCGACGGGCGCCAGCAGTACCACGTCGAGCTGGACTTCAACGGGGCGCTGGCGACGGGCAA